TAAAGGGACTCGGATGAGTCAAACTAGTTATCTTTTAACGCACCGGACGGTGCAAGGAGAAGTATCATGGCAGAAAAAACGTGGTTATTAAAAATTGATGAGGAATCCAAATCACCGTTATTTCAACAACCAGAAAAAGAAGGAGATTTAGCCAGACCGATTTACATTTCACCCGAAGGTAAAGAGATAGCCCTTGATCCAGTAGGTATGTACGGAAAGATATTGGAAATGGGTAAAACTGAAAAAGAACTTCGAGGGAATCACAAAAGACTCGAAGGTCAACTTCAACTCTTCGCCGACATTGAAGATGTTGCTGCTTGGAAAGAAGAAGCTGATAAAGCTTTGACTACGGTAGCAAATTTCAATGATAAGGACTGGATGAAAGCGGAAAAAGTAGAGAAGTTAAAAGAGGATATGAAAGGTGCTCATGACAAAAAAATTAAGGAAGTACAAGAAAGTTTTTCTCTTAAGGAGAATGACTTTATAAGTACTATCACTAAGAAAGATGGGCAAATTCGCAAGCTGATGGTAAGTAATAAGTTTGCGACACATCCACTTTTTTCTGGCAGAGATCCTAAAACTACTTTACCACCTGAAATTGCAGAAACATATTTCGGCAAAAATTTTAAAGTAGAAGAAGATGATAATGGTGAATTAATACTGAGGTCATATTATGATAGTGCTGGTAATGATCCGGTTTACTCCCATGAAAGTCCAGGAGAACTTGCTGATTTTACAGAAGCAATGTTTTCAATCTTCGAAAAGTATCCAGGAAGTAAATCGCTAATGAAGTCAAGCGGTTCTGGAACTGGTGGAACTGGTGGAACTGGTGCTGATGGTGAGAAGGAGGACGAAATCACTAAACTTGAAAAACAATATGCTGCTGCTGTAGAAGCAAGAAATGTTCAATTGCAAATTGCTTTGAAGAATAAGATTCATAATTTGAGGCAAAAGCAAAAAGCAGCGGCATAGTAAACCATTTATAAGGAGAAATAAATAATGGCTAATCAGAATTCTACTGCGACAACTTGGAATTGTCCTAACTACACTGGTGAGTTATATCTCATTGGTGCAAACCAAACTCCTTTCTTGAACATGATTGGTGGGCTTCAGGGAGGAGCAATCAAAGTTACTGGAGGTTTTCAGTTTCCACTTGCACAACCGTGGGCGCTTGAAGCAGCGGCACAACCAGGAGTAACTGAAACTGTTTCTTTAACTGCTCCTGATCCGTGGACATATGTACGTTCACAGGATGTGAATACTGTTCAGATATTCCATCGAGCAGTCACTATCAGTTATGCCAAGCAGTCAGTCATGGGGCAAGTCATTGCTGATGCAACTACAAAACTTCAGGATCTTACTGGGATGCAGCCGGTGCAGAATGAGAAAGATTTCCAAATTTCTGCACACATGCGTCAGATTGCAGTTAACACGGAGTATACTTTCCTGAACGGTACTTATCAGCAATCGACTGATGCTACTACTGCTGCAAAATGCCGTGGAATCATTACTGCTGCAACAACTAATACTGTTGCTGCAGGCGCTGCTGCATTGAGCAAGGGCATGATTGATCAATTACTTCGAACAATGGCTGCAAATGGTTCGGAGTTCATCAATCCGGTTATTCTGTGTAATGCTTTTCAAAAACAGAAGTTGAGTGATATCTACGGATATGCTCCCCAGGACAGAAATGTTGGTGGTTACAACATCAATCAAATCGAAACTGATTTTGCAGTACTTGGTGTTGTCTGGGCTCCGCATGTTCCGGCTGCAACTTTACTTATTGCTGACCTTGCCGTTTGCGCTCCGGTATTCCTGCCGGTTCCTGAAAAGGGAGTACTCTTCTATGAAGAACTCTCCAAGACAGGTGCTGCGGAAAAAGGTCAGATTTACGGCCAGTTGGGTCTTGACTACGGTCCTGAAGAATATCACGGAACCATCACTGGTCTGGCAACGTCATAGGCAATTCCTCACTGGTAAAGTAAGTATGTAGTAAAAGAAAATTACAATTAACTTAACAGTAAGGAGGAATAAAAATGGCGAAAGCATCTAAGTACAACACTGTTCCGAGAATGGTCGGGCCTGGTGTGCCGCCCTATCTCAGGGATTTTGCAAGAGAGGTTGATGAAGATGTTTCTTTTTCTGCATCTTCGTATTCAGTCTCTTCTTCGTCTGCATCGAGTGAGTCCAGCGAATCCACTTAATATGTGGGCGCTTAACCATTAACTGCGAAGACAAAAGGAGTAAAGACAATGGCTAGTGAAAAGAAAAGATTTTGGCGAGGGAAACTCCCAACTACTGTTTGGGATGCAAGGAATGATAGGCCTTTGTGTGATTTTTCTAAAGGTCATTTTACTACTGACGATCAGTATACTATCGGAGTATTGAAGAAAATTGGTTATATAGAAATAGCCTTGGATGCAAAACGTCCACCGGATATTGTAGAACCAATTCAACCTGAAGGTACGCCTGATATTAGACCATTGCCAGCAGGACTAACAGAAAAAGGCGCAGCTCAAATTTATCAGGATAAAGTACTTGCTCAAATTGAAGATCCTGATGGGCCTGCTGTTCCCAAGCCTGAATCGAAAAATGTTAAAAAAGCGCCAATCAAGAAAGCGAAGAAAAGTCGGGATCTTAAAAGGCGTAAATAAAAGTAATTATACAGGAGAAGTACTATGGCAGTCACCTATTATTCAACTGATGACGACCTAGTTAAAATCAGACCTAACATTCTTGACTTAGGGCAGGCGAGTTGGGAAGATGTTCACTTGGAAGCATTCTCTATCATCAATAGAGTACTTATTTCACGGTGGTATAAAGTAGTTGCTGTGGAACATAGTGTCGATTGGTGGTTGACTGAATTTGATCCAGACCGAGTGGATGTTGACCAACTTCTAAGATTGTCTTGCTATAAGGTGCTTGAACTTGCTTATATGTACCTTATGAAAGACAGTCCTGATTCAGATGGATTTGAAAGACATGTGACTCTTTTCTCAAAGTTGTATTCCCAAGAATTAAAAGAAGTATTAGGTATTGGTATTACTTACGATTGGGATGCCGATGATGAGTATGATACAGAAGAGAAATATGAACCTGCTCCAAGAAGGAATTACAGGGTATAGATATGGCTCGAAGTAGAAGTTCCCTTAGAATCGAAGGAATAAATCGTTTAATCGCACAGATTGAGCGAGTATCTGGAAATGTTGTGACTGAAGAATTAATGGATGAGATAGGTTTTTATCTTACCGCCGCAATACTTCAAAGGAACATTGAAGGTGAAGATGTTGATGGGAAACCCTTCGAGCCGTATTCTCCTAAGTATAAACTTTTTAGGATGAAACACAATCATCCGGCTAATATAGTCAATTTATTTTTCTCTGGTAGTATGGCGTCTTCGCTAACCCATACAGCATTTAGGGATAGAGTTGAAGTATACTTTATGCCAACGTATGGCAGAACACCAAGTGGTAAAGATAGTAATGTAACAAATTCCGAAAAAGCATATTTCCTCAATGAGAAACGTGAGTTTTTTGCTGCCAGTAGAGAAGAGGAATTTGATATTTTGGAAATGGTTCGAGATCACTTAACAGGATTATTAGAGGGTTAATAATGGCAAAGAATAGCAAGCGTGAACAAATACTTGTTTATCATGAGAAGTATTTGATCGGTAAAGTAAAGAGTATTTCCCATGTAGTTAGGGTAATGCCTAAGTATGCAGACTTGCAGCAATTCGCCGTTACCCAATTCCCATTAGCTGCAGTTGTTGGTAAATTACCTGTTCCAAAAGAGAAGATATCTTCAAGGGATGGGTCTGCAGTTGATATAATAATATCCTCTTTAAACATTGATAACTTTATATATTTGCAAGAAAGGGAGAATCCAGATTCAGTTATAAGTGATATCACAGATGATGTTTGGGCGAAGTGTTACTCAAGCGTTACCTATGGTGGACTTGCGCTGAGTGCTACTTTAAAAGTTAGTGAAGATGTAGAGTACTGGGATCCTTTTATTGCATTTAAATTAACTACAGAAGTAATCTATAAACATTCAACAGGAGGAATTTAATCATGGCGAATCCGCATAGCACTGATCTGTATGCAGTTGGCAAGGGAATACTTCAGGCTGCTTTGTTTTCGGGTGGAGCACCTGGAACTTATTATGACTTAGGCAACTGTCCGAAGTTTGAAATGGAACCAAAGATTGAACGTCTAGCACATTACTCTTCAAGAACTGGTTTCAGAACAAAGGATAAAAACCCCATCATTCAAACTGAGTACTCGGTAGCATTTGATCTTGATGAAATTGCTGCAAGTAATATGGCAAGATTTATGATGGGAACATTGACTGAAGGAATGCAAGTACTTGGTCTCCAAGCAACTGACCAGGAATATGCATTGAGATTTACTTCCGATAACCCGATTGGCCCTGATCAAGTCTGGGATCTTTGGAGAATGACTCTATCTCCTGCTGGCCCAATTCAGTTGATTGGTGAGGAGTGGATGGTTATGTCTTTTGCTGGTGAAGGACTTGCTGACGTTACTAACCATCCGACCAGTCCGTACTTCACTGTTGACTATGAAGCCGGTTATACTGAGGCAAGTGCTTCTGAATCCAGTGTTTCCAGTGAGTCTGTGTAGTCAAACCCTTAACGTGCCTAATTATAGGCCAACAAAAATAGCTTAAAGCTAAACGCAACAATTTTAAAATAAGGAGATATTGTAATGCGTATTACGAAGACCTTTAAAATCGAAGGCTATGACAAATCTTTCACAGTGAATGAGTTAAAGATGAAAGAAATTATTAGTCTAATGTCAGAAGACTTACTTAATGACTTGACTATGGAAACGATGAAACAAAGATTTTCAGAGGTATTACTACCTATGTGTAGTAATATAGAATTTGCTGATCTTGAAGATATGGCTCCTTCCGAGTTTATGCAAATTTGGGAGAAGTT